AACGTTGTGTCTGGACATTACCAACTCAGCCCAATTCAGATGAACACTTTGCAATATATCCAGATAAATTAATCGAAACACCTATTAAAGCAGGCTGTCCCGAAGGTGGAATAGTATACGATCCTTTTGGTGGATCGGGGACTACGGCTGAGGTAAGTATAAGGCTTGGGCGCAAGTTTATAGTCAGTGAAATCAACTCTGAATATGTATATGAGATAGCAGAAAAGCGTATACGATTGCACCAAGACCAATTGTCGTTAGTAGCATAAAGCATTGAACATGGAAAGCACATTCTACACATTAAAGCATACTTAATATATGCCAAAACAAGAGGAAAAACATTTAANGTTAAAGCTTCAAGAGAAACAATGGTTACTAAGTGAATTTTTAGATAAAGCTGAACGGGGTCTTTACGTATTTTATGGGGGTGCTAAGGGTGGAGGTAAAGGTCAACATGTTAATTCTAATATAGTTACACCGTTTGGCATGAAAAGAATGGGTGATATAAAAACAGGAGATTTAGTTGCATCTCCAGATGGTACTTATTCGCCTGTAATAGCAATTCACCCTCTTGGCAAGAAGAAGTTATATCGAATTACATTTATAGACGGTGCTTCTTCTTTATTTACCTTAGATCATTTGTGGTATGCAAAGGTTGTGGGACGCAAAAATAAGCGCAATGAGGAATATAGCATTTATACGACCGAAGAGCTTATCGACTTGCTGAAGAAAGCAAATGATGGTAAAAAGAGAACAATAACACCAAATGTTTTAATTCCATTAGCAGAGCCTATACAATTCACTCCTGTTCGCAATAGATACTGGAAGGGTTATCCAGTTGACCCTTACGTGTTGGGCGTGTTAATAGGAGATGGCGGTTTAACTGGTGAGAGTGTTTATTTTTTTTCGGGTGATAAAGAAATAGTAGATAATGTAAATAAAACATATCATGTAAATAAGCATAGCTCAGAATATAGTTATAGTATACCTGATGGCGGAAAATTAAAAAAAGAATTATTAAAATTAGGTTTAATGGGTTGCAGGGCAGAAAATAAGTTTGTACCAGATTTATATAAATTTGCTCCATTAGAAGATCGCTATGAATTAATTAAAGGTTTATTTGACACTGATGGATACATAGATAACAAAGGTCACGTTGAATTTAGCACAGTAAGCAATCAATTAGCTTTGGATGTTCAATATATAATTCGGTCTCTTGGAGGAAAAGCTACTTTAAATAATAAGATAGGTAGTTATAAGGACGGCGATGGAAATAGAAAAGAGTGTCAGAAAGTATATACATTGTACATTCAGATAAAAGACCCATCATTTTTATTTTCATTAACAAGAAAAAAGAATAGAAAACATACTAAATTCAACGGCGGGAACGGAATACCATGCCGCAGGTTAATTTCAATAGAATATGAAAAAACAGATGAAGCCCAATGTATTACAATACGAAATCCTTCGGGACTCTATGTAACAGATGATTTTATAGTAACGCACAATAGCTATGCAGCGAGAGCGATGGCGATTAAAACTTGTTTGCAATATTCGGGGATACAGGCAGTAATTATTCGGCGAACATTCCCGGAGTTGTTAGCGAATCATATTCGGAAACTGTTTGTCGAGTATCCTTTTGTAAAGGATTGGTATAAGGCGGGAGAAAAAGCGATATATTTTCCTAATGGATCAGTATTAGAGTTGAAATATCTAAGTAATGTTTCGGATGTTTATACGTACCAGGGAATTGAATACGACTTCATTATGTTNGATGANGCTACCCAGCATGAGGAGGAAGTTTTTAAGATATTAAAGACTTCATTACGTAGTGATCCGAAGGTTATTGAGGCAAATCCAGGGTTCAAGCCGTTTTTTTTAATGACAGGCAACCCGGGGGGTGTAGGTCACGGCTGGATTAAACGTTTATTCATTGACAGGGACTTTAATGTAAATGAGAGGTCGGATGATTATTATTTTATAAGTGCGAAAGTACATGATAACCCGATATTCTTAAATGCTAATCCTGATTATTTAGCAAATTTGCAGGAATTACCAACAGATTTAAGGAGGGCTTATTTAGATGGCGATTGGCATGTATTTGTTGGACAATTTTTCAGTGATTGGCGAGACGATATTCATATTATAGAGCCATTTGAAATACCTGAATCTTGGTTGAGGTATTTTTCACTTGATTGGGGCTACTCACCACATCCTTTTCATGTTGGTTGGTATGCGGTTGATCCCTATGAGAATGTATATAAGTATCGGGAGTTAACAGATGTCGAAACTCCACCAAAAGAAGTTGCACAGAGGATACTTGAATATTCACGGGATGAGAATCTTGAGTATGGGATTGGAGATACGCAGATGTGGGAACAGAACCCATTTCAAACGAGAGGCGAAGCGCAAAGAACGGAAGTACCAACAGACAAATCAATAGCATTGCAAATTAACGAGATATTACAGCGTCAGGGACTTTCCATGATGCAAGCAAATAAGTCGAGAGTTACAGGTTGGACAAATCTCAAAACGTTAATGAAATGGGAAGCAGATTATAATGAGGATGGAACTCGAAATGTAACAAGAGAACCACAATTTAAAATCTTTAAGACTTGTTCGGTAACAATAGGTGCTTATCCAAATATGATACACAGTCTTTTGAAACCAGAAGATATGCAGAAGATTGACGGAGATGATCCTTGCGATACAGATCGCTATGCGATTATGGCAATAAGTGGTAAAGAGATGCCTGCAACCAGGAATTATAGAGATTCAGAGCAAACAGAACTTGATAAACTTAAAACGGAGTGGGAAAAACATTTTCCAGGTGTAATCTGGGGTGTTCCGGAACCAAGAAGTAACTTGAGAGTTTTACATTAAAGAAATTTGTAATTGGCTAAAAATATGACAGAAGAAGAAGTAAAGAAAATTGTAACTGATGCAATAGCAGCTTCCAAAGAAGAAAAAAAAGAAATTACTGAAATAGCAAAACCAGAAAAAGCTCCAATAAATATAGATGGTCTATATAAAATATTTAGAACAAGCAATCTAAAAGCAACTGATATTTTACTGGTAAAGTCTGATAATGAGTATGTAGCTTTTGATTACGCAGAGGAATTTGCAGAGTTATTTGAACGATTAGATTTTAAGCCTATAATCGTGACAGTGAGAGCAAATGACTCTTTTGACATAATAACAGAGGAGAAACTGAATGAAATGGGATATTTTCGGCAAGAAAAAACTAAATAAAAAAATAGATACTTTACAAAATAGATTAAATGACTTGGCTATCAATATGTCGGATTTAAATCTGAAATTAACTAAATTAAAAAAAACAGAACTAAGTAATATAGCTAACAATCAATCTGATTTAGCAGGTAAGTTTGATAGATTAATTGATGAACTAAAGAAATTGCAAGAAATGGCAAAGATACCAGTTGTAAAACCATTTATTCGTGATCCAGAAAAAACTTATAACGAAGAACGAAAAAAGGATGAAGAAAACTATGCACATAATCTGTGGCGGATATAAATGGCATCAGAAAAACAAAAAGTTAAAGAAATAGAGAATCTATTTTCTATTGCTAAAGAGGGCATTAAACCACAACGCAGAGAATGGATGACAAGATACAAGTATTGGCGTGGTAAAGAAGAACTTCAAAAGCGACCAAAACGCAGGGATAATGTCAATATACCTATGGTGTTTAAAATATCAGATGATATTATGTCCTTTTTGGCAGATAGTACTCCTCGTATGAAATTTATCCCACAAGAAGAGACAGATGTGCCTGTATCAGATTGGCTTAACCAGATAGTTACTGATTATTATTGGGATAAGCTTAAAATGTTTGATCTCATAGAAAGAGTACTTTGGTGGGCAATGTGTATTTCCGGTTCAGGGATCGCTAAATGGGGTATTGATACATTAACAGGTGAATTTTTTGTAAAAGCATGTAATTCCTTTGGCTGTTTTCCTGATCCTAATGTATTATCTTTGAAGAATTGTGAATATTTTCACTATGTAGAAATAAGAACACTCAATGATATTAAAAGACTTTATGGAGAAGATAGAGGAAAAGCTGTACAAGATCAACCAGAATTGAGCACCTTGATTCACGATGACGAAATAGCAATTGGACCCTGGGGTCGAACTGATTATAAAAGTGAAAATCTTTCAGAAGTTTGGCAAGATGCTCAAGTCCGTAAAACAGTAGGTAAGGCAGCAGTCTTAGAAACCTGGATGAAAGATGATACTAAANTTCCAATNCCATTTAGCCGGGATGAAACTGAACAAGAACATGAACTCATTCGACAAGGACAAATGCCTCCTGTAACTGTTGACCAANATCACCCTGCGCATTTAGAAAATCATCGTAATATGGTAGAAGTTTTACATGATGATCCAGATATACCATCAGAATATTTAGAGATACTTGCTAATCATATTGAGTTACATCTACAAGAAGATCAAGAAACTCACAGACTAAAATACCCCAAAGGAAAAATAGTTACCACAGCTAACGGAGTTTTGTTAGAAGAGCAAACAGCAGTATTTGGTTTGCAATATGAGAAAATGGATTTTATCATCAATGATAGGGAGTTCTGGGGTGTAACACTTCAAGAACATGGAATGCCCCTACAGGATAGTCTTACCAGGGGATACCGAACTATTTCGGACATAGCGGATAGATGTTCCAGTCCACGTGAATTTTTGAATATTATGTCTGGCATAGACTTTGACAAGGTAACAGGTGAAGCGGGTGAGAGTGTGCCAGTAAAAGGTGATCCTCGATTAGCAGTTGCATGGGAACAATTACCAAATGTTCCCTCTTATTTGATGGATAAAGTCATGTTTGCTAAACAATTGCTTTTAGATGTATATGGATGGCATGAAGCAATGCAAGGCAAACAACTCCCAGGTCAACCGTCAGGTGTAGTTGTTCAAAGATTACAAGAGGCTGCCAGTCCAAGATTAAGGCGTTGGGCACGACACTTAGAATGGTTTTTGGCAGATATTTCAAGAGCTATTCTTCAAATGTTACCGTATGAAAGACCCGAAAAAATTTATACTATTCTGGG